ACTCAGTGGATGAAACGTACAATGGTGGCATGGGTCGAAACCCAGACACGCGAAAATCGTCGCCTGGAGTCCACCGCACGACGATATACGGCGTTACAACAGTTGTAGTTGCAGTCTCTCCCCAGAGAAACTGGAATAACGCCACAGGGTAGTCGACGCGCTTGTTGGCGATGTTATTGCCTGGTGGGGGGCAAAACAACCATTCAGAGTTTGAGAACTGTGGTGATCGAACCGATAACACAGTCCCAACCTGCGGGCGAATGAATTCCGCAGAATCAGCAAGGAGCCGCTGCGCATAACCAGTAGGCGACGTCACAAGAGCATGAGAGTACCCATTATTCTCCCACCCTGTCACAGGATGACCAAGATATGCCGCTTTGGACGGTAGAAGTGCGGACGATCCAGCGATAAAGGAACTCTTGTTAGTGACGCACCTAAGGATCTCGACGACAATGGAACCACGACACAACGAGAACATTGCTGTCATGTCCCAAAAGTGACCATACCGCGTACCGAGGCTGCCAGTTGGTGCCCATGATGCCATCTCCGTCGCTGTTATCACAGGCATTGGGTTTATCAACAACATCTCCCGTGACCCAGGCCCAACACTTCCAGACAAACCCGAGAGCTCCATGTAGCACCCACGGCGCGACAATGCGAGTAGGGATTCAGTTCTCTCACCTGCGCTCGCTTCCGCCACGTGGGTGCCATCACTGAGCGGCACGGTAATTTCACAATTCTCGGGACTACCAGCGTCAACAAAACCACCTTGCTGCTCGAACGCAGGTCGTATACCCGCTTGACCAGTTTCAACAAAGACGACGCTCGCTTCTGATCCGTCATTTTCGGGAGGAGCATCGTCTTCGGACTTGGTGACAGGCGGAGGGTCCGAAAGAAATTGCTTGAAATTCATCGTCGGCATAAATAGCTGGAGATTGGGCCACGACATCTCGATGATCACGGTCGCAGCGGATGTAACATACGGCGCCGTCAATGGATTGACGACAGTCACATTGATGCGACCAAGATGATGTCTAGTCCTGGTATCAACAGTGGCAATAGTCTTCGCCTGTATTAGAACGTCGGACATTGGAAAAACGTTCTGATACGGACAGACCATGGTCACAGAACTCTGGTCCTGTATATTCCACAGGATTTGGCTCGTGCCCCTCTGTTGCGATGGGGTTGCCATGGCATCACCAACAAGCTCAGTGGAGCTATCAAAGGTTATCGCCAATGTGCCAGTCGCAAACTTCGGCTTGACAATGGTGAACCGCATGTGACAGTCCCCACGGTACTTGTCAAATGACATGGCACACGCTGCCGCTGGTGGCATTAGAAACTCAATGCGTGTTCCTATGAAAGTCCCAACACAGACTCCAGGGTGCACGAGCCAGTTTGCCAAAACAGTACCAGAGACGACAGACGTGTCCCAGGTAGGCATATCCACAACGCATGATCGTGATGTGATATCCACAATCTTGCCTACTGTGTCTTCAGAGAGAGCCCCAATTCTATTGAACTGATCAGACCCACCACATGAAGCCGAAATCTCCTGTTGTACAGTGGCCGCACGGGGAAGAACAGTCCCGACACTCTCAATGTACCCAGGTGATCCAACAGACATGCCAAGTGCAGACAGCAGTGGGTCAGCGCGTGGTTCAACAACTCGGAGCAACTTACCAACGTTTCGTGCTATCGTTGGCGTATCGCTTTCCCCAGCTTGGTAATTCCACACAAAAGATGAATCGGGATGAGCCAATTCAAACGATGTGAACGATCCGAAAATCGAAATCTGAGCCGGTTGCGAATTGCCAGAGTCATCTGCCAATGGCACGAGTGGCTGGAAGACCATGTTGGTGGTGAAGAAAGATGAATCAACAGCAGACCCTGGTGTTCCAGCAAGTGCCCACGGTATGTCAACGTCAATGTTGCACGTCTGCATGCCACCTGCCATGATCTTCGCATGATTGAACTGCGTATACAGCACAGGATCCACGTCATAATACGAATCCATCATCTCACCGTACGGCACTTGGTAAACGACGAGGCACCCGCGCTGCGATACGGTCGACGAAATAACAATGCGAATTCGTGCAGTTACACGTGACAAACCAAACCCTGACAAACGCTCAGACACATATGCAGAGAACAAAGTTCGTGGGAGAGCTAAGGTGTAGATACTGGCGGTAACTCCAATAGGCCACACAAGTTGGGAGAGAAACAATTCCCGACCAAGTACATCTGGTGGCACCACGCTACCAAAGTTGATGTGCTCCAATCTTGTAACGCGAGGAACGGTCAACGTAACACCTTCGCCTGGTGGCAACATAAGCATCTCAGACTGTGATGGCTCCACGTGGGGTGGAGGGGCCTGATCCACCGCTTCTGCAACGTTCGGGCTCTCCTCCCCGGCCTGCTCAACGAAGATGCTTTTCTGGTCGACAACTTCCGCTGGCGATCGATAAACACCACGTGAGACCAAAACGCCACAGTTGCTCATTCCAAAATCATCCTGGAAATCAACGTCGATCAACACACCATTGGCAAAGCGATCGCACTCTGCAAAGTGCTCACGTATTGTCCTGCGAATTTCTTCCGGTGTACCACGAGCAAGATTCTGGTATGGTATGATCTGTCGGTGTTCAACTGCTCTCTGGACATTTTCACGATACTCACGCAGTTTCGTCAGTATCCTTTCCGCAACATGATACGGTTGCTGTCCAAGTTCAAACAGCAGCGATGTTTCCGTTGCCGTTGCGTGTTCTTCATCAGTCACTTGCTTGTGACGATACGTTGGGATCCTACAGATTGCCTCGAGTTTGAGCGGGCAGAGAATCTCTTCGTCGTTCACGTAAAAGCCACGTGAGATGAAACTGACAGACGTAATTGAAGAGTGTGAACGAGGATAACTATCCTTCTCCGCTCCTGTTGCACGCATGCCAAAAATATCCCTGGCATCTGCTACAATCTTCTGTCCATCTATCTCATGTTCGAAAGCAAGCGATCCAACGACATCATCACCATAGTTGCACACACGAATACGATCGACAGACGCACGTAAGCATGGTAGCTCTGCGTTTCTCAGCATCAACACTCGCGTCATAATCTTGTTGCAATCCCCTGACAAGAGTGACGTAAATGGAATGCCAGAGCCGAGCCCATGACTCAAAGCCCAAACACCACTTCCAGGTATCGCAACAATTGTCGTCTCGAAGATTGCCCTCAGGAAACCACGTGCAATTTGCAAGCGTCGCTCATCTGGGATCCAATGCGACAGGTGTGAAATCCATTTCTCCGTGACAATCCTCTTGAGCCATTGCGGAAGATGTTTATCCCATCGCTTGTAATCGAGGTCGAAGTATGTCGTTCCACCTATGTAGTTGGCCAGATCTTCCCACATCGTGTATGGGTTGATTCCAACACCAGTCTCAAAGAGAATCGGACTGCGTCTATACGCCACCCCAAGTCTTCCAAAATACTTCCTCCCAATAGCTACAGTGAGAATTGAGGAACCCACAAAAAGCCGAGCTATTTTCCCAGGAGCACGTTTCTCATCCTTGAGTGATGCTTTGCCTGTCAGGCACCGTATAGTGCGGTCACTCAATAGAGAAAGATCCCACGCCCCTGTATCGAGCTCCTTGAGCCCTGGATCGCCAAAAGCGTAGAGCTCCTCCTCAACGCGATGCATATCTGCAACAAGTTCATCTGTGTAGCGCCAGTATCCTGCCGAATCTTGGACAACCCAACGATCCTTGAGTCCACCATACGCAAAGCCAGCAGACTTCGCGAGGTCCATAGCCTCCATCCCAGCAATGCCACATATAGCATCATTGTCTGACAAGAGGCCTGTTTCTTTTTCTGTGGAGAAATGAGCAGAAATGTAGCCATGGTCCCTGTCACGTAGTATATTTGCCACACCTACTGTCATCTTGAACTCGGGACTGTTCTTGTCGAGCCGGGGTGGTTCATGTTCAAGCCACTCGCGTGCCACAGTCCGCATAACAAAAGATGGCTGGTTGTCTTTGTCAACACCGACCCCCATGAAAGCTGGAGGATACAACTCCACACCATCACCAAGGAGTATGTCGAAGTACTCTGTCTTCACAAGAGATGTGTCATAAAACATTGGCAAATCCATCCCATCATCACTCACGTGTCGCGCACTAGTTTGTAACTTGATCCCTTCGAACACACACCGCATAGGAGCGCGACCTTTTTCAATGTATGCCTCGAGAACTGCCTGAAGAGCCCCAAGATATTCTTG